CTTGGCCTGAGTTCCCATGCCAAACAATCTTGTGCCACCACGGAATTCCAAGATAGGTCGCTTGGCACGAAACGCATTGTCTATTAGTGGAACTGTGTTGTTGTATTCTGCAGATGCATTGATGACGTCAATATGAAACCAACGATTAGATCTGGTCCAGGCATTACGATCAGGACTATCCAGTGCAATGGTAAGATAATCAGGCACCAGAGGTTGATTTAGGCTGGCATCAAAGTTGCCTATGTCAAACGGCAACGAATCAAACGGCACCGTGGCGCTTTTGGTGTAGGTCTCTGGAGTAACATAATCAGTGATTGGCAACAGTTGTATGGCTGTGCCTACTCCGGCCACATAATAGGTTTGATTCTGATAACCGGCAGGAACAACACTGCCTCTAAAGATAACTTTGAGATTGTTGGTAAACACCACGCCGTTGGGTGCAACATAATTTTTCTTGCCAAGGATGTCAGTTACTATGTTCAGTGTTTCGACCTGACTCTGATCAATCAGTCGAATCTGACCAAAAATTTCTGGGTTGGTTCCATCTTGATACCACAGCAGATCTTTGATTGCTGTGAGCAATGGTATTTCTTCAAAGTATCCTTCTGCATCACGATACCACTGAGTTCCTGCCCATTGGGTCCCAAACATCACGATAAATTTATTCAGCAGTGGGCACTGTGTTATTGATGACAATTGCAGGATGGCATTTCCATCATTGTCATACTGGTATTGTATTGCCCAAACACTATATCGTGTGTCAACATTAAGAATTGGCGTTGTTTGATCGTATACTTGTGTGTCAAAACTACCTAGCAATCCATTGTTGGTGGGAATCTGAGCCAATGGGTCAAATTGACTAGTGATCAACCAGCCGCCGTCGGTTGGGTCAGCAATCTGATTGGTGAACACCACTGTGCGTCCGTTGAGATTTGTGATGCCATCAATACCCGACGGATATTGTGCTAAAAATTCTGTCAGGTATATGTTGTTGATCTGATTGAATTTCAAATCAGTTATCAAGTCCACTTGTCCTGCTGTTGGGGTAGTTGGTACCAGTGTTAGATCATAATAGAATTGCTGAGCGTTTTTCAGCGGAACATTAAAAGTTACTGTGCCGGCGTCTTCGCCGTTGTTGATCACTCCAAGTACGTCTCTTGAACTGATATTAGGAGCATAAGGCAAGCGACCGTTGACACCAGGATCAGTTTGTATAAAAAATCCATTGGGAGCTTGATTCACCACAAAATCATAGTTGCCACCGCGAACCAGAGTGATGATGGGATTCTCACCGGCAACGCCTGAGAATTCATACACATCTAGACCGCGGGTAATGTTAAAACTATCTGTTAGTGGAATTACTGTGGCACCAACGTCCACTGACAACGGACCAGCCGGCAACCAGTAGTATTGACTGTAGTTTGCAAATTTGTCAAAACTAATAAACGGATCCCAGGTATAGTAATCACTGGTATACAATCTGTCTGAGTTGTTTGTCTTGGCACCTTGGCGAGCCAGTGCGTCAGTGATGCCAGGATAAGTTATTGCATCAGAAATATCTGTTGTGTCTGGAGTTAGGCTGATTACACCTGGTTCAAGTTGATAATTTGCTCGGGTGGCATTGGGCTCAATCACATAATAGTCATTGGGATTTACACCTGGGCCAACTCTGCGACCAACAAAACCTTGTGTCTTTTTAAACTGTGGCTCCTGAACCAATTGATCCAGAGTAGCTGCCAAAAACTGTTTGTTGGTAGCAGTTTGAAATATTGGTGGTAGAAAATCTACGGTTCTTGTTCTATCCATTAAATTACTCCACTGCCTGGTGCGGTTCTAAGATTGGTTGATGTCAATGCTGTGATCACTTCTACTGAACTGACGCCAGCAGCATTGACAAAAATTTCATCTGGGGCTGACCGTATTTCATACAGGTCACCAAAACTCTTTAATGGGTCCAGAGGTACTAGTACCACAGAACTCACAATGCCGCCCATATTTCTGTGGATGTAGGCTGCAAGTTCTGAGAAATAAAATGTATCTCCAAAGTCCCATATATCAATTGAAAAATAATCATTCAAGTTGGCAACTACTAGATTTTTAATTTCACTTTCGCTAGCTGTTGAATTGGCTGCACGAATAACTTTGATTGTGGCTCTGAGTTCTTGTGCTGCTTTGGCGCCAAACAGTGGCTTGAATACCACTGAATTTACAACCACATTGTCTGAAATCATCTTGTAGTTGTTGAGATTTTGATAAGCGGTTGACAACTCATTGATTGTGGGCACACTAGGTTTAGGCACCGTATCGGTGGTGTCTCTAATCCAGTTTTGATAAGCATTATAATAGCTTTGTGTGACCACATACAAGTCAATGATGTTGGTAGTCCCTGGGTCAATACGAGAAGTCAACGGAGCATTGTGTCTGTATTGAAAATACAAACTTTGACGGCCTATTCGTGCAATCCAATCTGACGATACATCTACAAGTGATCTTACAAATGTTGTACTAACCGCTAGTTCATAAAAAGCACCCACCTGGCCGGCCAGGGGTCCAACATAAATTTCTTGATTGTAGGCATAGAAAATTTGTCCTGCTACATATTCTCCCTTGACTGCTTCAATATCATTCTTGGTAGCAAATTCACTGACCACGCGGCCTGGCTCAACCAAAATATAACGTTGTAAATTGTCAAAGTCCACAGTCTTTTCAAAGAATACCAATTTTGAATTAGGAACAACCAATGGTGCTACAATTTCATCAAAGAAATCAGGATCATCTGCTACCCCATCACTATCAACATCTTGATAACTGACAATCACTTGATAGTCGTCGACATATCCGTCTGACTCAACTGGCTGACCAATGATAGAAAGACTGATGTCGCCCGGCAGGGGTTGATTGGAATCAGGCAAGCTGTTGGTTCTCAACACTTTAACAAAGTCGCTGATTGTTGTACCTGTGCGAGTGTCATAAATGCGTTGTCCCGATTCAAAGAAAAATCTTGTTTGCAGCACAGATCCAAAGTTGTATATTAGTGAACGGCTGGTCACCGTATAGCTGAGGCCATCTGTCAGGCATTGAATAACCCAGCTTGCATCTTGGCCTGTGCCCGATGTATCTTGTGCGTCGGCCAGACTAAAGTCCGCATTGACGGCAAGATTATTGGATGTAATCAGATACCAGGTCTGTGTGGTATTATCATAGCCAAGTCCAAAGTTTCTAAACAACAAAATCTGATCAGCAATTGACGATTCAAGGCTGGCCGGAATATCTGTGACCAGTAACGGAATTACGGACACAGGTATTGCTCCTGTGGGCACAAAATTATTGAGTGTAACTGGGCCGGTTCCGTTGTCAAAGTTGCCCTGACCCTGATTGGTACCATTCAAAACAATAATGCTTGGACTGGCCCAGATGGTCAGTGTTTCGTCTGCACGAACCGGAGTTCCTAGTTTGAGTCTATTGTTGGCATCAAAATAGTAGCCAGCAGGTGCAGCAAACTTTACCAGGCTACCTACTTGAATATATTTTGTGTTGTTGCTAGAAAAGGTGCCAATCGGAACAGGACCACCAGTGGCATTTACAAAATAGCCAGTGGTTTCATTGGCCATTGTGGTACTTTGATTCCAAGTGATGTTGAGTACCGCCAGGTTTGGTCTTGGAAAATTTGCATAATAGAATTGCGTAAAACCGTTGGTAATTAACAGTGGTTGTATCTGGTTGGTGATTACGCTAGCAATGTCATTGCGATTCAACCACGAGAATACAAACGTGGGCAGTTGATTTTGTTCCCACAAGGCACCGTCGGATCCAAAAATATTGGTTGAACTGTATTTGCCTGTGTTGTCCACCAGGTCAAGATATCGACTGGTACCAATGCTGGCACGATTCAGGGCCTTGCTTTTGATAATTGAGTTGTACAAGGTAAACGGAAAGTTGTTGTAGTCTTCACCGTTGACCATGCGATTTTGTGTGTAGTATCTAGCAGGGGCACGTTGCTTGATTTCGTCTAGAGTTTCTCTGGCCTGCGCATTGCTGACAGGAGTGGTGATGCCACAGGTGAATGTGATTGTTTGCAACTGACCAGTTCTGCTGATGTAGCTGATTGGCAAGACTACACTCTGCATTTCTTCAGGATTGATAATGTATTGCAGGCCGTTGGATGCACGAACATAAGCACGGAACAGTCCCACTGGAATAGCAGAAAACACACCATCACCGAATGTCAAAGTGATCTGATCGTTGGTTCTTGATGTTGTGGAAAACAATTTGCGTTGATCAGGTGTTAACTGTTCTGCTGCCTCAGCAAAAACTGATTCTACATATTGCCACTGGCTTACAACAGTACCCACATTGTCCAACTGGAACACCCAGCGGTCTTCATTGTTAACCCCTTCAATGTTGATGTTGACTGTGCGATTACTGATTCGTTCTGCCAGATTAAAATCTTGACTTTGCAACACACCTTGTTTGAAATAAAAGAAATAGCCAGTATTGGCTGCTGCAAATCCCAGCGAGTCGCTGCGGAACAGGATATTAAAAATGCCGTTGGCCACAGGGGCAGGCTCGTAGATGTAGTCTTGGCCCACGGATGTAGAATTTACTGCTTCAAACGGCATGTTGACGCCGTCCACAGTAACATTGTATGGCAACACAGGCAAGAATCCTGGAACCAGGTTGATAGCATATTCAGATGTGTTTACACCCACAATGTCTTGACGATTGCCTGGACGACCCACACGTTGAGTGTCCACTAGAGCAGCGTTTAAAATGGCTGTGAATTGTTCTGCCCAGTTGAAATTGGTAGGATCGTTCCAGTTGATAGTAACGTTGGCTAGGTCAATCCCGTTGAAGTCTGTGACATTTTCAGTGGTCTGCACTGAAAATACTTTGAGGTAACCTTGAGCAGCCGTATTTCTTTTGGCAGTGTAACTCACTAGGTTGGCCAGGCGCACCACTGAGTCTCTACGCTCAGCCGTGTCTATGTAATTTTCACGGGTGTTCAGATCGTTACGGAAGGCCATTGCCTGACCCATGAATGCAACAACGTCTAGTAATGCAATAAATTCTGAACTTTCAATGTAGTCATTGAATGTTTCAGGATAGTACTGTCGAAGATAATCTACAAAACTTTTTCGCAAAGTTTCAAAGTCGTAGCTTTGAAAGTCAGCTTCTCTAAAGGTCTGATAGATGCGTTTCCAGTCTTCAACGCCAAATACAACTGTTTGTCTAGTGGTGCGTGCCATGATATTCCGTTAATATGTTATTTACCGATAAAGTAAACGGCTACTTTTATACAAACGAAGCTCTGCGCTGTTGTTGATCAAAGAATACACTCAGCAACTGTGCATCTGCACCAGCCACTAGTTGTATCTCCAGTTCAATCAACACACCGTTTTCCTGTGGGTACACTTGTACATCATTTAGATAAATTCTAGGATCGCCGCCGGCTACTCTTTGTACTTCACGCAGAATATTGGCCATGGTAGTTTGATCCTGGCTTTCAAACAAAAAACTCCAGAGTGTGGTTCCGTATGACGGGCGGCCAGGCAATTGCCCTTGCCAGACATTGAATGCGTTCAGTAGGTCGCGCTTGATTAATTCGCCGTCTACCAGCGTGAATTTTTTAAATTGATTCTGTGTGTTAAATCCAATGAATGTGGCCATACAGATATTTAGCTGGTGCCTGGAGGTGCAAAATCTGGCACAGATATCTTGCTGTTGCCAATGACTTTTTTCACTGCTTCATTCAAATTAGATCGATTCACAGTGTTGGTAAATCCTTTGGCCACTTGTACCCCTGATTCTAATGGGTTGCCGCCGGAATCTCCAAAACCGCCAAATCCACCAAATCCACCAAATCCACCAAATCCACCACTTAGTAATCCACCAATGCCACCACCACTTAGTAATTCACCAATACCACCACCACCACTTAGTAGTCCACCAATGCCACCACCACTTAGTAGTCCACCAATGCCACCACCACTTAGTAGTCCACTAAATGACTGTGCAAATTCTGCTGATTTGGCAAAATTGGTCATATCGCCGACTATTCCACTAATGCCACCACCACTTAGTAGTCCACCAATGCCACCACCACTTAGTAGTCCACCAATGCCACCACCAATGCCACCACCACTAACTAAACTGCTTATTCCGCTACCTATTCCACCGTCACTTACTAGTGACCCCAATGATCCCAACGATCCTATTGACGGTGCGGTTTTGAGCCATTCTGTTGCATTGCCTAGGCCAAATTTTGTAGAGATGTTCAACAACGGACCCAGTTGCGATGCTGCTTCTGTGCCGCTGATTACTCCTATTTGTTTGAGTTGGTCAAAGTTCACATTCATTAGTCCTTGTTGTACTGTGGTTTGCAAACGTTCGTTGCCTAGTACAGAAGTTAAATCTGTAGCGCCTAACTTGCCCGTCCAACTGGTAGGGCTCGACAAGATGCTTGTAAATTTGCTGGGATCCAGGTTGATTTGTTCAGCCAGCCCTGGTTTGATCAAGCCTGACAATTGCAACTGATCAGCATTAAGGCCAAACTTACCAAGCCCTTTGAAATCAGTGATTGCTGACGCTGCTTGTCCAACTGACACACCAGTTTGTGCTATTAGACCTTGTATTTGTGTAGTATCAATTGTGCCAATGCTCTGTTGACCTATGGTTGTTTTGATAAAGTCACTTACTCCTATTGGATTAGGAATGGGTAATCCTCTTAGGTCTGGAAGATTAATTATATTACCTAGTTGTAGGGCCTGTGCAAATGATGCTGGTCCTATTTGCGCTATAGCCGATGACAAGCCACCTGTGGCTTGTGTAACTGCATTCACTAGACCGCCCACCGGGATTCCTACTAATCCGCCGGTGTTGATTTGTTGATCAAATACTGCTTTAGCCTGCTCCACAGTGGCACCCGATGGACCGTCTACATCATATACTTCACCGTTTGGTCCTGTGAATGAAAATTTACTCATGATTTTCTAACTATGCCCCAGCTGGAAGGAACTGGTTCAGCGTCTGGCGGTGGAGTAGGAGTTCCTTCAGTTAAACTCACGCTGACAGCTACACCCTGATTATGGTACGGATACGGTTCATGTGTTGGGGCGCGAGTAACAATACTTGTTAGTCCATTGGGTTTTACTTGCCAGCCGGTGGAATTATTAAAGGTAGTATCATCCAAGATTGTTTTAGGATACAGTTTAGGGGTTTTCACTGACGTTGCTGGTAACCCGTTGAGATCTATCCTTGCTGCACTAAATCTCAACGATGTGCCACCAGATATTGATGCAGTTGTTTTACCTTGCAAAGCCAATGATCCGTTAGCTTTTATTCCTACTGTGGACTGACCATAAATGACCATGGCTTCTTGGCTGGCTATGTTCATGGTAGTCACAGCACCAATATTAGTGGCTGCATTTGATTTCAGATTGATATTGCCACCAGCAAACATA